CACTCGCCCGATCCCGTTTTGCTTGATTGGCTCGACGGCAATGGCAAGCGTGGTTGTGTCGCCGTAGGTCCCGTTAGAACTTTTGAACCCATTCAACACCGGCATTTGTTGAAACTGCACGGTGGCATTGTCCGTTGAAACGTCTGTGGGAGCAATGACCGGAGACCCTAACGTCATGTTTCCACCAACTGGCACCGCTTCGCCTGTTAAGTTCCTGGCCAAAATCCAGGTATAGGGCAACGCCTGGCGCGGCAGCTCCTGGCCTTGCACGCCGCCCAGCGTTTTCAGGACAACGTCGGCGGCATCCTGGGCGCGATTCCAAGCCTTGGCCGAAAACGCCGTCTTCAGGCTTTGGCCAGGTTCGACGCGACCGTCGTTGCGGCGGGCCATCAGTTCACTCCAATACCGAGGCCCGCAAAATCAGCCTCGCGGTAGACCTGGTTGACGTAGACAGCCTGCGGTCGCTTGATCAGCGTGCCCTGGTCCGTGTCATTGGCGTACAGCACCCACAGATATTCGTGGCCCTTTTTTTCAATGTCTTCAAGGTCGCCAACCGTCAGGGCCGGCGTCCCCTGGCCTTCACCAGCGTTCGGGCTTGCGGCGAATTTGAACGACAGGGACCACGGCCCATCGCCCTTGTCCTCATCCCACTGCTGGCTGCCGCTGGCCCCTAAAAACAGCACCTCGCCAGCGGCAAACCCGCGAAACGCACCGTCGTTTACGGTGCCGGTCAATCGGTGCAGGGCTTTGATGTAATCGGTCGACACGAATCGCGTTGGCACGTCATACGATTCGGTCCACGTCAGCTGCGGCACCACAATGTCCACGCCGTTGATCGTGTCGGTGGTGACCGCAATCGCCTTTTGCTGGTTTGGCGCGTTGTCACCGTATCGGGTTTCGGTGATGCCCTGCGTGATGTGCTGGGTGGCGCCACCAGTGTCAAACGATCGGCCGCGCTTTAGCGGGTCTTGATTTTGGTCGTCTTGGCCACCCATCGACGTGTAGGTGGCCTCAAGCTGATAGGCCTTGTCACCCAGGTATTCGAGCGTGTAGCTCTCCAGATGCAGCTGGTTGAGCGGCTGGCCCGGGTACTGCCAGAACAGGTACTGATTCCACAGCGTTTGCGAGACGTCGGCGTGGGCCACCAGGTCGTCAGACGTGCCGAACAGCTTCCATCGCTTGATGTAGCTGGATTGCATCCGCCGGCCCAGGCGGCCAATGGATGCCGACCGGCTGCCCTCGGTGTCTTCTATCCACGTCAGAATCGACATTGCCTACTCCACCACCGTGCCGACGTTGTCTTGCCGCGTGTTCTCTTCGATCTTCTTTTGGACGTCCAGCTGTTGCTGGGCGAGATTGCTGCCGAAACCCATCTGGCCAAGGGCCGCCGCTGAAAACGTGCCGACCACGTCGGTCTGTGCTGGGCCGGGCTTCGTGTCCGGCTGATCCCCAACGTCTTGATTGTTTCCCTCGCGGGCCTGCTCGGCCCGCTGCTTGTCTAGCTCTATTGCCCGGTCGTCGATCTGATCTGTCAGCCGCTCGATCACATCAGCCGAAGCACCGGCGGCCTCCAGCTGCTTGATCTGGGCGGCCAGCTGCTGCAACTCTTCGAGCGTGCCTGCCTGAGCGATGCTCGGCAGCAGGTCCACGGCCTGGCGGTTGGCGGCAAGTCGTTGCCGGGTGGCGTCCAGCTGGCCGGTTGTCTCGGCAATGCCGGCCTGCCGTTCTTCGGCCCGCTGGGCAGTGCGCGCTGCCCGGTCAGCTTGCGCCTGCTCGTTTGCCGAAATGCGGTCGTCTTGCCTGCGAAACGTATTCTCGGCGTCTTGTGAGTTTTGGCGGCCGGCCTCCAGCACGCGGCCAGCGATCCCTGGCCGCTCTTGGCGGCGCTGTTCCTGGCGTGCCTGCTGCTCGTTGCGAATCTTGTCGACCCGCTCTTGCGTGTCCTCGGCACCGGTGATGAAACCCTGGACGCGGGTCCACGCAATCCGAATGTTTGTCACAAGGCTGTCAAACGTGTTCAAGATCCCGTTCACCACGTTGTCGACGATGCCCTGCACCACCGCAAAGCCTGTCCGAAACCCTTGCCGCAAAAATGAAAATAGGCCGTCGACGGCGTTGATCGTGAACGTCGAGACGTTGCCCCAGACGTTTTGCAGGTATTCAATGAACGGGTCGGTGTAGGACATGATCGCGGCGATGCCACGCTGCCAAACCGCTTGCAGGCCCAGCCAGGCCACCTCGGCGGCCCCGGCCAAGTCGCCGACAGCCAGGGCGTCGGAAATCCCGCCAAACGTCGTGGCCGAGATGTCGTACAAATCGCCGAACACCTGACGGGCATCAGCCAGCATCGTGCCGAATGCCTGGCCGACGGCGTTGCCGGCTCCGCTGGCCATCTCGCCTAGCCCGCTAAACGCTGACTGCATTTGCTGGCCCAGCTTGGCGAACCCGCCGGCAGCCTGCACGGCCAACGCGGCAGCGGCAGCGATGGCAGCACCAATCGCAATCAGTGGCGCGTTTGCCACCGCCCAGGCGGCCGCCGTGGCGGCCGCCGCCGCGATCGACTGGGCGGCGTAGGCCACCGCGGCAATCGTCGCTTTGGCAAATCCTACAACGATGGCGTAGGCGGCAGTTGCCACGGCCTTGATCGGTGTAATTACAAGATTCACGGCCTTTGCGACGCCACCCATCCCAAACGCCGCAATTTGCATCGACACGCCAACGCCTGTCAGCACGACGCCAAACGCCGTAAAGGCGGCTAGGCCGGCTCCGACTTTGGCGACCAGACCTTGGTTTGCCTCAATCAGTCGCGTGACGCCGCCAGCTACACCAGCGACGATTTGCGTGATTGATTGCAGGCCTGGGGCCAATGATTCTGCTAGGGCAAGCGCGACGCCTTCGATCGCAGACAACGCGATCCGAAACGCGCCGCCCAGCCCGGCGTCCATTTGCTGGGCTGTAGCAGCTGCTACGCCATCGGCGTTTTGCAACTCCTTAGCCAACCCGCGAACGCCGCCGGCGGTGTTCGACAGCACGTTAGCGCTGGTAATGCCAAGCAGACCAAACGCCTTCGACATTCGCGCCGTTCGCTCTGCCACCGGCATATTTGCCGTGGCAGTGTTGATATCGTCGAGAATGTCGACCAGCGGCCGCAGATTGCCGGCAGCGTCCGTATTTGATACGCCAAACAGTTCTTGCAGTTGGTCGCCACTGGCCGCAGCAATTACAGACAACCGCCGCAGGGCTGTGCCGGCGTTGCTGCCCTGAATGCCGACGTTGCCAAGAACGCCCAGCACTGCCACCGTGTCTTCCAGCGACATTCCTAAATCTTTGGCGACTGGCCCGGCATACTTCAGCGATTCGCCCAAGCCTTCAACTGTGTTGAACGTCGCATTTGCCGCCTTCGTCAAAACGTTGGACACGCGGGCCGCATCGCCTGCTTCCAAAGCGAATTGCCGCAGGGTGGCCGCCATGATTCCGGCAGCCATTGACGCATCTGTGCCTGTGGCTCGCGCTAGGTTCAGCACAGCCCCAGTCATTTCGTTGATTTGCCGTGGCGAGAATCCGGCCCGCCCTAGCTCTGTCATCAAATTGGCAACTTGCACCGCCGTGAAACTCGTGGTGCGGCCAAGCTCGCGGGCAGTGTCGGACAACATGTCCAGGGCGTTTCCCGTTGCCCTGGAAACGGCTGAAGTAGCGCGAATTGCGTCGTCAAACGACGCAAACTGACGCACGGCCAAACCTATTGGCACGCTCAGTGACGCACCAATGGCGCTGATTCGTGCGCCCAGTTGGGTCGCCGCCTGGCCTACCTTGCGGAACTCTCGCTGAAGGCCTTTGATTGCCGCAAACAGCCGCCGCGGGTCGGCACCAATCTCGACAAACGCTCGGCCCGCTCTAACTCCCTGTGCGCCCGCCATTTGGTTTTCCGAATAGTCGCTCTAGGTCCGCCTGGGTGGCCTGCCTGGCCGGCGGCTTTTTGGCGAACGGGTGAAAGTCGTACGGTGATTTGGCCGGCTTGTTTTTCCCGCGGTTCAGGTTGTAGGTCAGGGCGAGGATGTTTGCAGTGTGCCACCAGTCCGCTTCAAGCCTCGCGTCCCGCGCTTGGCAGAGTTGGCGGAACGTCCATTGGCCTGGGTGGCATCCGATGATCCCGGCTGCTTCCCAGATTGCATCCCAGACAGTGCGCCGTCGACGTTTACGGCCGCCATCTGCTGCTCGGCGTGCGCGACCATCGCCACCGTCAGTTCGTCGTACTTTTCGGCCATCAGCTGAACCATTTGACGGTGGCGCTTGGGGAAAAAATCGATCAGCTCGGCCTCCATTGCCTGGGCTGCCTCTTCTAGGGCATCGCCTCGCAGGCCGTCCAGAAAACTGTCGCGGCTGATGTTCTTCTCGTTTGCCTGCGGTTCAAGGATCGCCCACAAGATTTCGCCCAGTTTGGTGTATTGCAGTTTCAGCACCGTTAGCGTCTTGTCGATGCTGCCGATGTCGGCCAGGTCGAGCGGGCCGGTCTGCTTGGTCTTTGTCCCGTCGTCGTTTTCGACTTCGGCCTCATAGGTCACGCTGTCCCGAATCCGCAT